TTGTAGCTGCTGACCGATTGCCAGTATTTGACGTATTATCATCACTCCAATTAATTTTATTTTTAATCCAGTCAACCGCTCGATTAATCATTTCTGGCAGTTTGATTTCCGTTTCTATCGTTATTTTTGCCGAGGCAATTTTAGTATCATCGCTATCTTTTGATGTCTCTCCATGCATTTTGACAATGGCAAAACGACTGCTTGACGGAGGATAATAACTAAAAACATCAAGAGGATATTCGCAGGCGTGAAATCCACTTTCGCACGCCTTGACCGCTCCATCATGCTCAAAAGTTTTACCTATTTCGTATTGATAGTCTCGGCATTTAAGGTTTTTATCAAATCCTTTGTATGCAATAATTTCTTTGTTTTCTTTTTTCATTTTTTCACCTAAAAGAAAAGCCGCTATTTTGCGGCTTGTATCATTTTTAATATTCGGCTTTGACTTTCCGTTACAAGAAATGTTTTGTTGTTTTTAAGGATGATATACGCGCCCTTATCTTTTGGCCCGACAACATAGATATCATCAACATCAATACTCATTTCATCTCTGCTATCCGCATCGGTTAAATCTATCTTTGCGCCCATAATTTCTGTATATGGAATTCAGAATGGAATATTGTCATCAAAAGCATCTACTGGCGGCTCAGATTGTTGAGGTTTAGATTGTGCTTTTTGTTGTTTATCTTGCTGTTTAGCCGGTTGATTTTGTGCAGCATCTTGGTTTCGACCGCCTAGCATTTGAAAGTTATCGCACTGGATTTCAGTGGAATAACGATCTTGACCATTATTGTCTTGCCATTTGCGAGTTTTTAAGCGCCCCTCAACATATACTTGAGAGCCTTTATGTAGATATTGAGCGGCGATCTCAGCTAATTTTCGATAAATAACAATGCGATGCCACTCTGTTTGTTCTTTACGCTCACCAGTGTTTTTATCTGTCCAGCTTTCAGAAGTTGCCACTGTGATATTCGCAACCTGTTCGCCATTAGGCATTGTGCGGATTTCTGGGTCGTTTCCTAAAAATCCAACAATGATTACTTTATTAATTCCAGCCATATTTACTCCATAGATTTATATGCTTTTAATGTTTTGATAAATGCGGGTATTTCCTTGTCAAACGCTGCCATTAATTTTTCATCTCGCTCAACCGTAAAGAGATAAAACGGTTGTTTTTGATATTCAGGGCAATAACTCACAAAATCCCATGTTTTATATCCTGTCACCCACAAATTTGCTTGCACTTGGATAACATATTCAGACGGCACGCCACCATTGATAATGTATTGAATATGCGTACTCATTTTCGGGCATTTAATCTCAAGTCCTTTTTTGAGTTCGGGGATCAATCCATCAGGACTAACCATCAATTCTTTTTTCTCATTTAGATATACGCCGCCAACTTGCTTGACGGCATTTCCAGTAAGAAATTCATAAGCAGAGCGGGCAAGCGGCTCAAGCTGATTGCCTCGCTCCATAAAAGCTGATTTATATCCGCCATCCTGTAAACCAAGGATGCTTTCTTCAATCAACTCCGCCATATACTTGATTTGTACGCTTGATTTTTTACCGGTTGCCGTCACAATGTTTTCAAAGCCAGTTGCGGTAGGGATACCTAAACGGGCTTTTAACCATTCTTCCGAGCCTTGTTCGCAATCAAGCGTTATTAGACCGTTAATCATAGTGGGACATCTTCTCCGCTATCTTCTTGTTGCTTATCAAGGCGACTATTGAGGATTGATATAGCATTGTCGGCTTGCTCTTTTGTCATTTCGGAAATATCTGTATGACCGTATGCTGTCAGTAGTTTTTCTGTGCTTGTACCGGTTGCATCAATTAAACCGATTAACATTTCTTTCTGTTCGGATGTAATTAACACCGCAACATCTATCACGTTTTGTTTAGGCGTTACATTTACTGTATCACGCTGCGTTTCCACAATTCGGTCTGCCTCGTCTTGGTCGTAAATACCTGTGAAACCAAAGGCCAAGCGCGCACACTGAATCATCGCTTTGTGTCGCAACATTCTTTTCGGATGCGTTTTCCATGGTCCCATGTCACGAAAGCATTCACTCATATATTCCGTTACCGAAATTGGTTTTGAGCGGTCTTTGCGATAAATTCGGCAAGTGCATTTTTCATCATCTAAATCAAATTCGATGCCGTCAAAATTTGGATTTTCGTTAAGGATTCTTGCCCAGCCATCAACGCCAACAATTGGGACAATGCCATTTTGACGATCGGGGAATGCGTAAATCTCTTTTGTCCACGGATTTAATCCATATTGATTCGCCACGATTAAAAGCGCGGTCATTTGGCTGTCATTTACATTACCCTTGAAAGCGGTATTTTTTAATGTTGCCATCAAGTCTGAACCGTCCGCGATTTCAAATCGTTTAGCAAGTTTGTCTGTCAGATTTTGTAGTGCTGTTGCCATTTCGTTTTATCCTTTAATTCATTTTTTTAAGTGATACATTGTCGCCATGCTGTGCTTTCACTTTGCGTGCCAGGGCGATTGCTTGCTCTTGCGTGCCGGTAAATGCAATGCGGATTTCAAAGTTAAATGTCGGCTCGTCAAAAAGTGCGGTCGAATTTTCTTGTGTTTTTTCTACCGCACTTTGCGCTCCCATTTCTTCTGTAACGGCTTGCGTTTCGGCTTTTACTTTTGCCTCTTCTTGCGCCTTAGCCTTGATTTCAGATTCACGTTTTTGCTCATCATCAATTCGTTGTTTAATGATTGGCGCTAAATCTTCTTCACCTGCAATTAACTTAATTGCATCAGGGAATAGATAGCTTGATTTAGCAGTTAGCTGCTCAAGGCGTTCAGTTAAGCGAGTGACTTCAATAGTGATCTCGCTAATGATTAGGGTTTTCTCAGCATTTACGGCTTTCGTTAAACCTGAGATTGAGCTTTTGCGTTTTGTGCTTTCTTCAATCCGGCTTGCGATCTTATGCTTTGGAATGTTCTCTTCTAGCGCAAGTGATACATCGCTTGTTTTTGCTAGTTTGTGGCTAATATCTGAGATTTCTGCAACCGCATCTTCTACGATCTTAGCTTTAATCTCAGATTCTTTAATTTTAACTAACTTATCTCGTGCCAATCGCTCTTGTCTAAAACGCTCGGCAATGCTTTCGGCTGTTTCAACGAGTTTTTTAATATCACCGCCAACGGCATTTTTGATAGCTAATTTTGTTTTATCTTCTAAGTCTTTAAGGATTTTTACTTCTTCCTTTGCAGCCAAGAAGTCATCATCGGTTTCAAATTTGCTTGTTAGGGTAGAGATAAACGCATCCGCTTGTTTCTCAAAGTCTGCAATATTGGTTGTTAAGACTTTGCTTTCTGTTGATAGGATCAACTCAAATTTTTCTGTCATTTTTATTTACCTTAAATTTAAATATAACCACGTTTATAATCTTCTTCTTTTTGCGCTATGCGATTTTCAGCAAGTTTTTTACTGCCTCATCTCTCAAGTTTTTAAGAGCCGATTGATTACATAAGAAGATATTGATCCAAGCGCTATCGTTTTCCTCCATAAGCTCAGAAAACTCGCATAAAGTTTGGCTATCTCCACTTATTATTTCTCTTTCTATGTCGCTAATTTCATTTTCTACTGCACGCTCATAGGCATCATATTGTTCTTGTGCCTTGTCATAAGCGGTAAAACTAGCCATTTCCCATTGTCGTTGTGTCGTTTGCATTTGGAATACCTCTCAATATGTCAAAGTAAGAACATAAATCCTCGTATTTAAATGTTCTCACCCAATGACCTCTGATTAATTTTTTGCCTCGAGGCTTGATTTGGCGATAATAAATCGCTCGCTCGATTGTGGTTGCGTGTACGCCAAAAAGACGATAGATCTCAGTAAGTTGAAATTCAGTTTGGCGCCCAGATTCAGGCTGTTGATTGCGCATTTCGTTGTACTCATCAAAACGTTTTAAATAACGCATCTTAGCCTTTGAAATACGCTTAACTAATGTTGGCTTGGTTGCTAGTCCAGTTTTCGGTCTTTAGCGGCGAGCGAGCTTGTTATCGAGCCATTTAGCCATATTAGCTTTTAATTCTTTACGCTCTTTCATTCGCACTTCGGCAAGTTCTATTGACTGGTAATTTGATGATTTCCACCACACTTTGCCACCAACTCTTTCAACAACATACCAGCCACCTTTCGGATAAGGCTCAATCTTAATTTCTACCTTCGCTTTTCCAACGGTTTAATTCCTTTTGTTTAATGTTTGTATAAACTAGAGCCTCTTGTTTAGCTGATTCTGTTAGATTTGGCTGATATTGCCCGTTTTCAGCAATCCATTGTATGCGTGCTTGTTCACGCTCTAAGGCTGTCGGTTCGCTTGCATCCGCTGCAAGTGCGGTAAGCATTGTCATAGCAACTAGACAGATTGATAGGATAGTTACAAGTACGTAAGCAGTTGTTTTAAGAAATTTGATTAACTTTTTCATAGTTTCACCTCGTATGGTTAAAAATATTGGTTAAAAAAATCCCCTAGAGCCAACTATAAGCAACTAGGGGTATAACCAATCTAAAAGGAGATATTTTTTTATTATGACTAACGCTGTTCCCCAGCTAGAGCCGCTCTCGATTTCCATATCAATTTTCAAGAAGACTGGGCGATTCCATTCGCATTGTGAGAACGGCTTTAGCTGGTGGCTCTTTTCGGGATTTGAACCCTGCGTCATTTTCCAAAGTTAGCCATTAAACTAATTTTTATCTTAGTGTTAAAGGTGTCGGTTTCCACAACCAACTCAACAAAGAGCCATTAAATACCTTTCTTTATACTTGCAAGGCTCAAGTCCCTTATTGTCACCACAACACATAAGGAATATAATTTTCATAACCACAACACAATAAGGATTAAGTTATGGCAAACCTCATTATTACTTATGACTTAAGAAATCAACGCGACTACAAAACATTAATTGATGCAATTAAATCCTACGGAACTTATGTGAAGCTATTTGAATCGGTTTGGTATATTCATTCAAGAACACATACGGCCAAGCAATGTCGGGATTATTTGCTTCAATTTATAGATAATGATGATCGTCTTGGCGTGTTTGATTGCTCAAATAATGACTTTGCAACTATGAGAGCGTTAAATAAAATTAGTGACCTATGGTCTAACTAACATGTAAACTTCACCTGTTTTATTATCAATTAGCTTTTCTTTGATTTGAGCATCACTAAATCGATTGATATAAGAAATTGCTTGGCATGCTCGCTCCTCTAAACCTGGATGATAAGCGCCGTTTTCAATCGCTTTCAAAATAGACGCGCGAATATGTTCTTTTTGAATTTCTGTTATAGTGTTACTGGCAACACTGCCAGCCTCGGAATAGCGTTTCTCTTCCATTTTTAACCTCATTTGTTTTATGTTTGCCATTTCAAAGCACA